GCGACATGTTCAAGCTGTGGGGGCCCAACAAGCCATTCCCCAAGTTCGAGTACATCCTGCAAAGCTACGACTGCGCCAGCTCAGAGAAGACGGTCAACGATCCTACGGCGTCCATCACGTTCGGCGTGTTCAAGCCGCTCGACGGCCCGATGTCGGCCATGGTGATCGACTGCTGGCAGGACAGGCTCCAGTACCCAGACCTGCGCCCCAAGGTGATCGAGGAGTACGACGTGGTCTACGGCGAGGGTAAGGACAAGAAGCGCGTTGACCTGATCCTCGTGGAGGACAAGTCGGCAGGCATCGCGCTGATCCAAGACTTACAGCGTGGGCACTTGCCTGTGCGTGCGTATAACCCGGGGAAGGCGGACAAGATCCAACGCCTCAACATCGTCTCCAACATCATCGCCGCTGGCCGTGTGTGGATCCCTGAGAGCAGTGTCAGGAAGGGCTACGTCAAGGACTGGGCTGAGGGCATGGTCAGCCAGATCTGCGCCTTCCCTGACTCAAGCCACGACGACTTTGTGGACGCCTGCACCCAAGGCCTGCGGTTCCTACGCGACGCTGGCTGGCTGGACATCGACGGCGCGCCAAGGGACGACTACGACGAGGACGACTACATCGACAGTGGCAGGCGCAAGCTGGAGAACCCATATGCCGTATAAAGTTGGGGTGATGATCCCCACGTACAAGAGGCCAGACCTACTGCGTCAGGCGGTGCTCCAATGGATTGTGCAGACTGTTAAGCCTGACCTGCTGTGCATCCACCAGAACGGTAGTGCTGAGAGCTACGAGTGGGCCATCGAGGATCTGAAGCCCCTGATCAACATCAAGTTCATTCACGTATCTAGCCAAACCAAACAGCACATGTGGTACGCCCTGCCCTTGAACCACCTATTGGCCGAGCGGTGCGACGTGTTCCTGTGGGCTGACCATGACGACATCTACTACCGTGACCACGTAGAGAAGAAGATTGCCGCCTTGGATGGCCATGACATCACGCTGTCTGATACCTGTGGCGTTCTGTTTGTCAAGCCAAGCGACTACCACTACAAGAGGCCTGAGAAGTTCACCCAGCACGCCCCGGGCGGGATGAGCAGTTCCATGGCCTTCAACCGCAAGTTCGCTGAGTCCCTCATGATGGACTTGCTCAACGACACCCAGTTCTACTATTCTGACAACGTGCTGGCCTTCACGACAATGCCCAAGCACAGCACCAACATGACGCAGGACGTGACGACGGTGTGCGTCTCGCACAAGGGATCGCACAGCCTACCTCACTGGCCTGACACCGTTTTGGGTGAATAGACACAGCATGTCCACCAAGGTATCATTGGGCCAACAGCAACAACTCAGCGGGATAAGCCATGGCTGAACGCAAACCGTCAGACGACCAAGCCGCCTTTGGCGTGTACCCCCAGCTCAAGCGCAACAGGTCTAAGCAAGACCGCGAGGCGGCAAAGAACGTCCCTGTTGATCTGGCTCGTGGGTTTGTGTCTGGCGTGCTCGGCGCTCCCGGCGACATCGAGTCCCTCCTGCGCATCCCCTACGACTACCTTCGCGCCCCTACCATGTCCGAGCTAGTGACAGGCGACAAGACAAGCAAGACCTACATCCCTACGTCATCGGACATTGAGAAGCGCGTCCCCTTCAAGTCTGATACGCCTGTAAGCCGTGCGGCCACAGGGGTGGGTGGGTTGGCTGGTGGGTTCTACTACGGGCCCGGCTCCCCACTCAAGGTCATCGGCGCCCTACCTAGCGCTTTGAAGCACGGTGCTGAAGAGTTCGCTAAGGCTTCTGTAGCTGGCGCTCCTCATGTCGTTAAACCTGTAGGCGGCAACTGGTTGACTGGTAGCGTTGAGAAGGCTCTTGATCCTTTGCTTGCAAAAGGCATGATTAACAATCGTGAAATTCCTTACGGCCCAGAATTTGATGTTGCCATTCGAAAACGTATTGAAGATTTAAGACAACAAGCCAGCCAACCAGACTACAAGGGTGGCGCAGGAAGAGTTGCCGAGCATCTTGAAAAAGATCTGCAAAACCAAAGACTTAATGAAGTTGCCCTTAATAAATGGGTGCAAAGCAACTTGTCCAACTACGTCAAGAAGCAAATGGCCACGCCTGAAGACCCAGTACGCAAACTGGCAGAACAAGGCATCACTCACTTCCCCGTTGCGGAAGATCCAATATATTGGGCAAGAAAAGGTGAGTCAGCTAGGCAAGAGTTTGGCGGTACTCAAATGGCGCAGTCAGACCTTGCAAAACAATGGGAGAACCGCACTGACCCAATGATTGTGAAAGAAACGGCTCAAGAGCACCAAGACATGATGCACCTTGCGCCCGGCATGTATTCTAATAAAGATGAGTGGATCAAAAAGCTTGCGCCTGAAACTAGCTTATACAGTGACAAACAAAATACATTTAATCGCCGTGACCTTGGGTTTGATCACATCCTTGATGTCCTGCGTCAAGACGTAGCCGCTGGCCGCATTCGACCTGAGCAATTGAACAAGGTTAGCATGGAGCAGGCTGTACGTCGCACCCATGAGTTTGACCAAGAGATGGCTAAGAAGATGCGCGAGACTGCCATCAAACAGCAAGAAGGATTTCCAATCCATAAGGAATACCCAGAGGGTTACAAATGGATTGAGCTGGCTCCAAGAACTGTTGATGAACTAAAAGGTGTTCACGCTGACTACGTTCGCAAAGACTTTCCTGATCTTGAAAAGACTGACCCAACAAAGTTTGCGAATTATGTTGAAGATTCAATGAAGTCTGCACGTAACATTGACCAACAAAAACTAGCTGACGCGCTTACGTACGAAGGTCAGACTATGGGTCATTGCGTCGGCGGTTACTGCCCTGACGTGGTTGCTGGCAATTCCCGCATCTTTAGCCTTCGTGATGCCAAAGGTGAGCCGCATGTAACAGTGGAAGTAAACCCAGTAAAGAAACACCCAATAGGTTACGGTATGTCAGGCGGAAAAAACTTTCCTGATGATTTCCGTTATGAAAGAGGAAGCATTGCACCTGAACAGCATCAACAAATTTATCAACGCGCTAAGCAGTTGTTTAATCCCGAGTTAGCCAGCGACCTTAGTAGTCACCGAATGGATGTCTTTCAAAAAGCGGCAGATGAAGTGCTTGGCAAGCCAGCAGATGAAATTGTTCAGATCAAAGGCAAGCAGAACGCCGCTCCTAAAGCCGATTACCTGCCGTACGTGCAAGACTTTGTCAAAAGCGGAAAATGGTCTGAAGTTGGTGACTTAAAGAACACGGGACTTTTTAAGGCTGATCCTGAAGAGCTAGGAATGCACATTCCTAACGACATTGATCTTTATAACATGCCAGCCAAACGCTCCGATATGCTTATGCGCGCCAAGCAGGCAGGCTTGTTCCCAGAAGGTCAGAGCTATCTGACCCGTGATGAATGGGAAGGCATCCTTCGCAAACAGTACCAAGCTGAGCAACAGGCAGAGGCCGCACGCAAAGCACAAATGAGTAAGCCATTTGACGATGGCGACATTGGCAAGTTTATGGGCGGACTTGAGCCTGAGATGAAGGCAGGCGGCAAGGTCACCCTATCCAACAACCCAGACACCATGATGCTGGACTTGCAGAACAAGAAACAATCAGGAGGCTCTGTGAAGAACAAAGTCAAGATCACCGACAACAAAGACGCCATGTGGCTGGCCACTCAAGACCAAAAGTTTGGCAAAGGTGGCAAGGTCACCCAGATGCTGACCGAAGGCTTAGAGGCACTTGGCATCACCAAGAGAGGCATGGAAGGCGTCAAACAGCTATCCCCTGAAGAGAAGGCCGTGCTCGAGAAGTGGGGCCAGAAGCAGGCACAAGAAGCAGAGCGCGCTAAGAAGGTCGAGAAGATGGCCAAGGACAGCGCCAGCAAGTCCCCTGAAGATTCCGTCAAGCCAGCCAAGGCCAGCACAGGCAAGCGCACAGCAACGCCCCCAGACTTCTATCGCAAGATGGCTGAGACACAAGGCGACGAGGCAGTCCTTCGCGCCGCTCGAGCTGGTAAGCATTTAAAGCCAGATACCTCTGGCGGCTACGTCGGTGCACCACGTACGGTGGACAGCCCCCAAGCTTTGGGCAAGATGCGTCGTGAGCTAGACCAAGACTTTGCTGACTCAGTGGAAGCCGTGAAGCTGGCCGACCCTGAGCGCTTAGGCACATGGTACGACCGTGCCAAGTCAGGCATGGCCCAGATGACCGAACCCTATCAACTGCCTAGAACCTTGGAGCAACACGGCGTTTATAGCGCTGGCGTGGCCCCAGAGTCTGAGCTGACCTTTGCCTTGAAGCACTTGAACAGCCGCAACTACGGTGAGCCTAAGATGGCCTACCGTGGTGCTGGAATGCGAACCCTAGACAGAGCCGTGGCCGCTGATGAGCCAGCAGAGATGGGTTTCAAGATTGGTGAGTACAGAGATAAGAACAACCCTCGTCTACCAAACACTGGCTTGTTTGGCGTGAACGACTTCCGCCGCGCCCAAGGTATGGGTTATACAGATCCACAGGGCAACCCATGGAAAGCAGGCGTGTCAGACACCATGCACCCATTCATGGATCTTGAGACCGCCTTGCAGGTGGATCGCGCTAACAAAGGCTCAATGGGTGGACGCTCGGATTGGTATGGCCCCCACATTCAGGAACTGCCTTGGGTGTACGGTAAAGCGCAAGATCTGTATTCCCGCGGCGCCAGCAAGACAGGTCGCTATGGTGGAGACCAGCTAGAAGGCATCAAACTGGCCCTACAGGACGCGAACAAGACCGCCATTGACTATGCCTACAAGCATGCGGGTTCTGCAACGCATGAGGCAATACCGGGGGCCTCTACGGGTCACGTACCCAGCATGATCAACGCCCCTCTTGACGAGCGCATCGCATACGGCAACGTAGGTCGTTGGGATCGCCCATCACCAGAAGCCGCATTGAATGAGTTCCCTGAAGTGGGCGCAGGCAACCGCGACGTGATCTATTCTGCTTTGGGCCATCGCCAACTGCCAACGATTGAGGCTTCAGGCGCCTATCTGCCAGAGGGTGCGTCAGCTTATGAGATGCAACCCGTCAAGATTGCACGTCCCTTGCTTGACTTCCCCACAGGTGGCGAGGGCTTGATTGCCCCAGAGACCAAGCAACTGATGGACTTCTCTGAGCGCTTTCGTGCATTGAACGACGCACAAGAGGCATTCGGCTACAACCTGCCCAACACCATGGGCGACGTGACTGGCAAGAACGCCGCAGTGCTCGACACCCGCAGGCTCAACCCTAACCGCAACCTTGACCCTGCTACTGGCGTGCCACCTTCAGCCGACCAGATGGGTGCTTTGACAGCCGCGCTTGGTGACAGTGGTTACGGTATCGCTCCCACAAGTCGTGGGGCAACCATCTTCCCGTTCGATCCAAACGCGACTACCAAAGACATCAATAAGTTGTTAAAGAGCAAGCGCGAAGAGCTACAGAGCATCTACCCATCTGAGATGGAAGCTTCGCTTAACAGCTCGGGGTATGGCCCCGGGGTGGGTAAGTACACACCAGAAGGCTTCACCGCCTCCGAGCCGTTTAGTGGCCAAGCAACCAAAGGCTTGCTCAAGGAAGCCTCGTACCTACCTCAGTCTGCTGTGCAAAACCTGAGCGAGTCTGAGTTCGTGCGTCAGGCCATCAAAGAGAAGATGCGCCGCGATGCCGCCCTACCCAATGCTCGTGAGGACATCCAAAACACACGCAAGTTCTTTGCTGAGGCTGATTGGTCTAAGGCGGTGGAGCTGATCCGCAAGGGCATGAGTCCCACAGCCGCATTGGCCGCATTGGGTTACTCAGCGTCTTCGATGGCTGGCGAAGCTGATCGATAACGATTGCGCTTGTACCATGTCTCAGCGCCAAACGACATTCCTCGACGATACGCCGATTGCTTGGGCGCCTCGAGGTCTTCGATCCGCTCTTCCAGCTCTTTTTGCTTTCCGAGAAGGCACTCAATTACGTGCGCGCATTCCTCAAACATCGAGTTTGAGTTACCATCCTGTGACCTCAGGAATTGGATTGCTTCGTATGTTCGGTCTTCCACTTTTTTCCCCTTTATTAAAACGCAATGTTTGCGTTCGGGTATTTTAACACAAGGTTAAAGCTATGGCAACACAGTTCCCCCAAGATCCTAACGCAGGTCGTTTTATAGACGGTCTGAACAACAGCCAAGTCGAAGCTGACGAGGGCATTGAGTATGAGATGCCTCCAGAGGATGCAGACATTGAGGAGCTCCCAGACGGCTCGGCCATTGTCCACTTAGACACCAAGGGCCCAATGGAGGATGAGGACTTCTATGCCAACCTGTCAGAAGAGCTGAACCCATACGACCTGAACAAGATTGCCCTGCGGTACATGGACTTGGTCGAGAACGACAAGAAGTCTCGTGAGGAGCGCGATAAAAAGTATGAAGAGGGGTTGAAGCGTACGGGCATGGGCAATGATGCGCCGGGCGGTGCCACCTTCATGGGCGCCAGCAAGGTCGTTCACCCCATGATGGCCGAAGCCTGCGTGGACTTTGCCTCCCGTGCCATCAAAGAGATGTTCCCACCTGACGGCCCTACCCGCACCAAGATCTTGGGCGACGTGGACGACGAGAAGATCAACAAGGCCGAGCGCAAGCGCGACTACATGAACTGGCAGTTGACTGAGCAGATTGAAGAGTTCCGCGACGAGCAGGAACAGATGCTGACCCAGCTCCCACTGGGCGGCTCACAGTACTTGAAGCTCTGGTATGACGAGAAGAAGAAGCGTCCCTGCGCTGAGTTCATGCCAATCGACAACATCTTGTTGCCCTTTGCCGCGGCCAACTTCTACACCGCCCAGCGTGTGACTGAGATGCAGACCCTCACTGAGTGGGAGTTTAAGAACCGCATTCGCTCGGGCCTGTACCGTGACATTGACTTGGTTCGCGTCAGCGCTGAGCCAGAAGAGACCCACTCCGAGAAGGCCAACAACAAGATTGAAGGCCGTAAGTTTGAAGACAACGAGGATGGCCTGCGCAAGGTCTATCACATCTACACATGGCTGGAGTTGGAAGACGACCCACTGACCAACGGTGAGTCAGCCCCCTACATCCTGATGGTTGACGAGCAAGAGAACGAGTGCGTCGGCCTGTACCGTAACTGGGAAGAGGGCGACGAGACTCAGACCAAGCTTGATTGGCTGGTTGAGTTCAAGTTCATTCCGTGGCGTGGTGCCTACGCTATCGGTCTGCCACAGCTCATTGGTGGCCTCTCAGCGGCCCTTACAGGGTCACTCCGCGCTTTGCTGGACTCTGCCCATATCAACAACGCGGCAACCATGCTCAAGCTCAAGGGAGCGAAGATCTCGGGCCAGTCCCAGCAGGTTGATGTAACCCAAGTGTGTGAGATCGAGGGGGCCCCCGGTGTTGATGACATCCGCAAGATCGCCATGCCTATGCCCTTTAACCCACCCTCCCCTGTGCTATTCCAGCTTCTAGGCTGGTTAGACAGCGCGGCCAAGGGGGTAGTGACCACCGCAGAGGAAAAGATCGCTGACGTGAACTCCAACACCCCTGTTGGCACCACCCAAGCTTTGATCGAGCAGGGCGCCGCGGTGTTCTCTGCCATTCACTCACGCCTGCACGACAGCCAAGGTCGCGTCCTCAAGATCCTCGGTCGCCTGAATCGTTGGTACTTGGACGAGCAACGCAAGGGTGAAGTGGTCGCTGACCTAGATATTCGCAAGGAAGACTTCGCCTCTAACACGGACGTGATCCCTGTTTCTGACCCGCACATCTTCTCTGAGACCCAGCGTATGGCTCAGACGCAGGCGGTGATGCAGATCATGAAGGAAAACCCTGATTTGTTTAATCGCAAGGTGGTGATTGAGCGGTTCTTGAAGCAGATCAAGGTGCCCGGGATCAACGAACTCATGATCGACGTCCCCGCCGCCGAGAAGCGCGATGCTCCGAATGAGAACGTGGCCATGATGCTAGGCCAATCCGCCTTTGCCTACATGGAGCAAGACCACCTGTCCCACATCCAAACGCACTTGGAGTTCTTCAAAGACCCAATTTTTGGCATGAACCCCATGGTCACGCCAATCATCCTGCCTCGCATGATGGAGCACATCAAGCAACACCTGTCCATGTGGTACCTGATACGCATGAACGGCTATGTAACCAAGTCTTTGGGACGTCAGGCAGACGACTACGACAACCCACAGATTACAGCGCAGGCCGACAAGCTTATGGCACTGGCCTCACAGAACGTCACCTTGGACACTCAGAAGGTTTTTGCGCAGGTTGTGCCTGAGTTGCAGAAGATGATGCAGATGATGCAACAGTTCAAGCAAACTCAGACCCCTCCAATGACTCCAGAGGCTCAGGTTTTGCTCCAAACAAGCATGGCCGAGACCCAACGCCTGACGGCAAAAGACCAAGCGGACAATCAATTGAATGTCCAAAAGCTCCAAAACCAACAACAACTCGACACTGCCAAGCTTGGACAGAGCCAACAGCAGTTCGAGGCCGAACAACAGCTCGAAGTGGCGATGCAAACAGAGAAAAACCTCACCCAAGAGCGCATAGAGTCTGCAAGATTGACGCGAGACGCGGCAAAACTGCAACAAGAGCAGGTAAAAACTGCAACCCAGCTTCAAAACGAAGCACAAACCTACCTAGGAGGCTGAAATGGCTACATCTAACCCTTATCACAACGAAGCAGTGCCCATGCACAAGCGTATTGCCGCAGGCGAGAAGCTCGATGGCTCTTCTTTGAAGTCCTCTGGCAACTCCCAGCCAGCCAAAAAACAAGGAGGCGCCCTATCGCAAGCTAAGAAAAAATAATGATATTCAATTTGGGTGATCTGATCGGCGCAATTAAGGCGCGTCAAGCTGTAATAGCTTCTTCCTTAGCGGCTGGAAACGTCGCGTCATGGGAGACGTACCAACGCACGGTCGGCACGAACTTGGGATTGCAGGAAACCCTCGATCTCATTAACAAAATGTTAAAGGAAGACGAAGAAGATGAGCGATAACCCCGAAGTGTTGGAAAACGCTGAAGTTAAGTGGGCATTCCCCGCTGTGAATCCGGGTGCTAAGCCATTAGGTGGTCGAATTTTGGTGCAATTACGCCGCACAAAGCAGAAAACGACAAGCGCAGGGATTATTTTGGTGGAAGAGACCAAAGAGACCGAGAAGTGGAACAACATGGTGGCAAAAGTCATCGAGATTGGCCCTCTCGCATTCAAAAACCGTGAAACCATGCAAGGCTGGCCTGAAGGCTCGTGGTGCGAGGTTGGTGATTACATCCGAGTCCCTAAATGGGGCGGAGATCGATGGGAGGTTAAGGTTACAGGACAGGACGATCACGAAGATCCAGCCTTGTTCATGATCTTGAACGACCACGAAGTTATTGCCAAAGTCATTGGTGATCCCCTAGCTATGAAAGCATTCTTATGACCACAGAAAACGAACTTGACAAGATCAATGTGACGGAAGAGGCGGACGGTTCTGCCGTTATTGACCTGCCTGACAGCATTGAATCCCCTGATGATGACGACCGCGACATGGCGTCTGGCGGCTCTTCTGACGACGATGTAGCCCCTGAAGACGAGACAGAGTACCAACGAGCACGACGCGAAAAGCGCCGCGCCAAGAGGGATCTGGCCAAGAAGACAGGCGTCGAGAAGGACATGAAACTCCAGCACTTGGAACGCAAGAACCAAGAACTGATGGAGCGTTTGTCCGTCGTGGAGCGCAAAACCCACTCTGCCGACCTAGCTCGCATTGACAAGGCCATTGAAGACCAAGAATTGCGCCTTCAATATGCCAAGATGAAGATTTCAGAGGCGGCAAGCGCGGCTGACGGCCACGCCATGACTGAAGCGCAAGAGATCATGTATGACGCACGCCGTCAGATGGAAGCTCTGACTAACTTCAAAAAGGCGGCTGTAGAGCCACGCCAAGCCCAAGGAAACGTCCCAGATCCACGCTTGCAACGCCTAGCGTCAAACTGGATGGAACGAAACAATTGGTATGACCCGAACGGTCGGGATACCGATTCTAAGATTGCAAAGCAGATTGACGAGAGCCTAGTGGCCGAAGGTTGGAACCCAACCGAATCGGAATATTGGGAAGAACTTGACAATCGCTTGCATAAGTACTTGCCTCACAAGTACAATGACAGCACGGACGTACGTTCGTCTACTAAGAGACCAAGGAGTGTTGTTACAAGTTCTGGTCGCGAAAGCGTCAATGGAAGCACCAACAGGAATACATTTGTTCTTAAACCAGAACAAGTGCGTGCCATGAAGGATGCAGGCTTTTGGGATGATCCCAACAAGCGCGCCAAGATGATTAAGCGATATGCGCAAGAAGCTCGAAACAACTCTTACTAAGGAAACAAGTATGACCGAATCACGTTTGAAAAAATCTCTGAACGCAGGTGGACGCAATGATCGCGCAAGCGAGGACGCAAGTCGCGCCGCTCCAGAAACAAAGTTCGTAAGCTCACAGGAACGTCGAAAGATGTGGAGTGATGAATGGAACCAATCAGCACTGCCAAAAGTACCAGAGATGCCGGGCTGGCACCTCATTTGGCTTTCAACTACCAACGCATACGACACCATTGATAAAAGGGTGCGACTTGGCTACATTCCCGTGAGAGCGGACGAAATGGCTGGGTTCGACAACTACAAAGTCAAGGCTGGCGAGCACGTTGGATACATATCATGCAACGAGATGTTGCTGTTCAAATTGCCCATGGATGTCTACCAAGACGTTATGGCGCAACTGCACTACGAAGCCCCCATGGAAGAAGCGGACAAAGTCCGTGTACAACTTGAGAATCTTCAAGGTCAGCGTGACAGCAGTGGCAAGTCGCTGGTACGAGTTGAAGGCGATGGTATGGGTAGGTTTGACCAATCTCAATCTAATCGTGCCCCCATTTTTGAGGGCTAACTTCTAAGGAGTAAGACTATGTCTTCTACAAATGCTCCGTTCGGTATGCGTCCTGCATTCCACCCTTCTGGGTTGGATCGTGCATCAGCGCTTGTCGACGGTATTACGTCCACTTACAGCACCGCCATTCTGAAGGGTCAGCCCGTCAAGATGGATACGGGTGGTGTTATTGTTGTCGCCGCCGCTGGTGATGCGTTCCTCGGATGCTTCTCAGGCGTCGAGTGGACTGACACTACTGGTCGTCGTCGCGTGTCCAACAACTGGCCTGCATCTACTGCATACCAGACTGGTTCATGCATTGCGTACTTTTACAATGACCCTAACATCGTCTATGAAATTCAAGCCGCTGGTTCACTAGCGCAGACTTCCATTGGCGACGAGGCTGATTTGAGCAACACAACTGCTGGTTCCACAACCACTGGTTTGTCTGCTTGCACTTTGTCAACAACCTTAGCTGGTTCTGGCAACAGCGCACAAATGCGAATCATCAACCTCGCACCGTACCCTGACAATGCTTGGGGTGATTCTTACACCATCGTTCGTGCCACTATTGCCGAGTACCAGTTTGCTGGTGCGGCAGGTACGGCAATTTAATAGGAGGACATGAATCATGGCCGCTCCAATGCGCAGTACCGACTTTCGTAGCATCGTCGAACCTATCTTGAATGAATGTTTCGACGGTGTATACGATCAACGTGCCGATGAATGGTCTCGTGTTTTCACGGAACAAGAAGGCATTCCACGTAACTACCACGAAGAACCCGTCTTGTACGGTTTCGGCGCGGCACCTCAGTTGCCTGACGGCACACCAG